CAATACCTCGACGGCCGACCGCTGCCGATTGGCGCGATCATCGACCCGCCGGCCGCGCCGGGTTTGCCGCCGATGTTCGCGGACGGCGTGCCGCGCGTCCCGCTCCCGACCGGCTGGGTCGTGATCCTCGTGACCGACTGGGTGATCTCGAACCGCTACACCGGGCAGCCGATCGAGGTCATCTCAGCGGAAGAGTTCACCGAGCGCTTTGGACCATCCGAGCTCGCATAACAGGAGGGTGTATGGACCTCGTGATCCTCGTGCTCGTTGTCGCGCTGATTGGGTTCCTGGTGTACGTCATCACAACCAAGGTACCGATGCCGAGCGGCTGGGCGACGACGCTCCAGGTGCTGGCGCTCGTCGTGCTCGTGCTCTGGCTGCTGTCGCACTTCGTGGCGCTCCCGAACGTGCTGCCGCGGCGGTAGGAGCCGTGGATCCGGCCTGCCGCGACTGCGGCCACTGGACGCGGCGGGCGGGCGAGCGCGGGGAGTGCGGAAGCCCCACGCGCGCCCAGGCCGTCGACACCATGGCGCATCACGGGTGTGATCAGTTTCGGGCCCGAATAGGCGCGTACGTGCCGTGTGGGGCAACCCCGCGGGGCAACCCCTCGACTAAGTTACGCATGCAGTAGTACTTCGGCGGTCGACTCTCGGCCTTCTAAGTCGAGGGTCGCAGGGTCGTTTGGGCGGAAAGTTGCAGGTGACGTGGTTGAAAGTTGCAGGTCGTCAAAACATTAGGAAAAACGTGAGTCACACCGCCCTCCTAAGGCGGGGGTCACACGTTCAAATCGTGTCGGGCGCACCACTAAATTCCTCAGCAATATTGCAAAAACACTCAGCAAACTGGATGAATTACGCTGATCCGGTATGGACATGAGTTTGTCAGGCTTAGCCTAACTTAGCCCTGTTTTGGGTCAAAAAGTTGCAGGTCGGCCCACCTGCAACTTTTTCACGAAACAGCCCGATAAACATTGGGGCAATTGACGGTTGCAGGCCCAAACACGTCGAGCCGCGTTCAGGTCTGGTCCGCCATGGGGAGGGCCGCCTTGATCGCGCTGATCGTGGCGGTCGCGCGGGTGCTCGCGGCGTGCTCCGTGTACCGTCGCGTCTGCCGCGGATCACTGTGCAGCATCAGCTCCGAGACGCCGCGCTCGTCATTCGAGAGCTTGCTGGCGGTCGTCCCGAGCAGATGCCTGAGCTTGTAGGGATTGAATTCCGGGACGCCCGTGCGCGCGCAGCCGCGCTTGAGGGCCTTGTTGAGCGAGCTGTTGCTGAAGTCGCCAGAGATCCCGAGCGCGACGTAGGCCTTGAGCGCCTTCACCGCCTGCGGCAAGAGTGGCACCGTGCGCGGGCGCGTCCCGCCGCCCTTGAGCCGCGCGTGGACGATGACCGTCTCGGCCTGCCAGTTGATGTCCTTCTCGCGCAGCTTCTTCAAGATCATCCCCGGCCAGCCGGTCCAGAGCAGCACGCGCAGCCGGGCGCGGTTGTCGGTGTCCTGGTCGGCTGGCGGCTTCGCGATCTTCTTCTTCCCCTGTGGTCCCTTGCGGCTCACGGTCGCATGGTCGATCGCCCGCTCGGCGTCTTCGAGCGATGGCAGCGTCCAGACCGTCGCGACCTCCTTCGGCCGGTCGACGGTCTTGCACGGGTTCTTCGCCACCTGGCCTTCGTCCATGATCTTGTAGAAGTCATGGAGCGCGATGTAGTACTGCTTCGCGGTCGCCGACGACCGGCCCGACTTGATGAGCTCCTGCAGCTGCTGCCGGATCTCGATCGCGGTGACCGTGTCGCGCGACCGCCGCGGCCCGAGCTGCGAGCACCACCAAGTCATGCGCTGCGTCCGATCGTTGATCGACGGCATCGCGGCCTTCGCCTTGAGATATTCCTTCACGTCCGCTTGCAGCGTCGTGCTCCCCGCCGAGGCCGCCGGCGCCTGGATGCCGAGGTGGGCCGCGGCGCGCAGGTCCTCGAGGCCCGCCCGGAGGGTCTTCATCGGCGTGTTGGTGGGGAAGTGCTTGGATACAAACTTCCCGCGCACCTTCGCGTAAATCTGCCAGCCGTCCGCCGTCCGGCGAATCCCAGGCGCGGTCTTTGTCGTCGTCATGCGTGTCTCGTTTTGTCTGTTGCCGTCTGTCCGTTTTCAAGGCGCGTGTGATGCGGCGAGAACCACCGGCTCTCGCAGGGGGCGCTCAGTCAAGGCACCAGCCGCCGCATTTTGGCGGGCCGCCGCTTCGGGCCGGCGCCGAGCGCGGGGAACGTGGTGAGCAGATCCGCGAGCGGGTTAGGCTGATCGGCTACGTCGCGCGCGTGGAGCGCGTAGATCCAGAGGTCGATCCCCGCTGCCGTGACGGGGTTCACGGCTCGAAGTTCGCTCAAGAGTCTCGGGGAAGAATTGGCTAATGACGAGTTCCGCTCGGGCCGATGGGGAGAGGTCCGCGAAGGCGAGTCGCGCGACTTCTGCGATGGCGTCGTGGAGCTGTATTTGGGGACGAGAGAGAGCCGCCGCTGCACCATTCAGGACCGTGCCTTTCTGTAAAGACACAGGCTGCGTCTCGTCGTGAAACACGTCACTCACGGTCACGCCGAGCACCGCCGCGATTGCGTCGAGTTTGTCGAACGAAGGCAGGCTCTCGCCGCGCTGCCACTCACTCACCGTAGACGGCGTCACCCCTGCCGTCCTGGCCAGCGTCGCGGAGAGGCCACGTACTTTTTTGATTTCCGTTAATTTGCGCCGTAATAGGGCAATCGCGTCCATGAATATATGGACACTACCACATTTTATGTGGAGTTAGGAAACGCCTACCACGATTTATCATTGACAGCAATGTGTGGGTACTCCTAATGTGTGGCTGTGCCTAAGCATCGCCGCCGCCCTGTGATGCCCGTGAAACCTCAGGTCCGCCTCTACCTGGCGCAACGGCAAATCAGCCAAGCGACCCTGGCGAGGGAACTGGGTATTACACCCAGTCACCTGTCCCAAATCATCAGCGGCCACGAAACCCCGTCGCTCCGGCTGGCGACGCGCCTTGAACATCTGACCGGCATCCCGGCCCGCGAATTCGTGAGCACGCTGTGAGCCTGCTGTCCCGTGCCGCCGAGACGTTGATTCCGCTGGCGGACGTCTGTGCGCAGGCGGGCTACAGCCCCGACTGCGTCGGCCAGCGGAACCTGCGACGACAAATGCGCCGCAAGGGATTCGAAGTTCAGCGCGTCGGCACAGCGTTTGCGGTGTCGGTCGCCGTCTGGCAGGCCTATCTCAAGCAGTCCGCGGCCGACTATGCCGCCTATCAAGCCGAGTGTGCCGCCCGTATGCGCGCGCGCCGCGCGGACCGGAGGGCTGGGAATGGCCTGGCTGCGGATTGAAAGCAACTTCGCGAGCCATCGGAAAGTCCTCGCCGCCGGCCAGCAGCTCGGCAAAGGCGCGGTGGCGCGGGTGATCGGGATTTGGACGATCGGCGCCTGCTACGCGGTGGCCCACCTGACGGACGGCCTGGTGCCCGGCCTCGTCCTGAAGGACACCCGCTACGACAAAAGGCCGGGGGAAGTCATCGATGCCATGGTGGCCGCCCGGCTCCTGCATGTCGAGGGCGACAGCTACCGGCTCCACGACTTCCACGACTACAACCCGAGCGCCGCCGACGTGAAAGAAAAGCGTCACACCGACCAGGCGCGCAAGCGGCAATTCCAGAAACTTTCCGCGCGGAATCCGAACGGAAAGTTAGCGCCGGATCACGCCGACGGCGCCAACTTTCCGCGCGGAAACGCTGCGCCGGATCGCGCCGACGACGCAACATGCGACGCGATCGGCGCCAAATTTCCGCGGGTTCCGAATCCGAATCCGATCCCAAGATCAAGATCAAGAAAGAAAGAGCAGTGCGCTGGCGCGCACCCCGCGTGTGCAAAGGTCCTCGTCAAACTGGCCCACGTGGTGCTCGACCGCCTGAGCGACGACGCCGACGTCCCGCCCATGAGTGAGCTCTGCGCCACGTTGAAAGACCTCGCGGCCGTGCACCAGATCCCGTACGCCACCGGGCGGGAGATCACCAAGGCGATGGACTCGGCTCTCGCCCAACGACGAAGGCAGGCCTCGTGATGGCCGCCACCTGGACGCTCGCCGTCGTCGAGACCATCTGCGGCTGCTGCGGCGACGGCCAGCACGGCCCCACCAAGATCCCGCCCGGCGCGCTCGTGCTCGAGCTGCGGCTGCCCGGCGTCTCGCGGCCGAAGTACCGCTGCCGGGCGTGCGGCGAGCAGTTCCGGCCGTTCACCGACGCGGACCTGCAGCAGCTGGCGGCGCCACCGATCGACCTACCGGCGCCGCGGGCGCCTGCGCCGGTGCGCCGCCTGCGGCCGGTGCGCGGGCCCCAGTCGTGGGCCTCGCTCGCCGAGTCGACCACCGGCCTCTTCGATCATGCGAAAGCGGCAGCAGGGGACCGAGATGACTGAAGAAATTTGCGGCGCGGCTTGGCGCTGCATGGCAGGGCACGGCGGGGCTTGGCTTGCCGCGGCCTGGTGGGGACGGGCGCGGCGCGGCAAGGCAAGACGCGGCGTGGCAAGGCAAGGCATGGAAGGGCTAGGCATGGCGGGGTGCGGCACGGTTCGGTCTGGCTGGGCAAGGCCTGGCATGGTGTGACACGGCTCACTAGGGCAGGGCTTGGCGCGTCGCGGTTCGGTTTGGCGTGCTTGGGCAGGGTTTGGAATGGCTTGGTATGGACTGGCAAACGAAGGGCCGCGCTGAGAACGCGGCCCGCAGTCACATGAGGAGATCAAAATGACAGGACTGAATAGCAGCGTAGCACGGAGCGAAGTGATCGCCATCGGTCCGGACGTGACCAACGGCGGCAGGACAACCATCGAGTACTCGATGCCCTATGTCGCATCGGTGCGGATCGTCGGCGTCGCCGATCTGCTCTTTCATCGGTGGAATGTCGAAGGCGTCGAGACGAAGGCGCGGGCCGCGAAGGGATCAAAGGCCAAGAAATCCGACGACCTCGAAAGCTACGTGTACCGCAACGAGGATGGTGAGCTCGCGATTCCTGGCGAGTACTTGCGCCAGGCCGTCATCCACGCGGCGAAGTTTCGCCAAGATCCGAGGTCACCGCGCAAGAGCGCAATGGATCTCTTCAAGGCCGGCGCGGTATGCCTAACGCCGCTCGCTTCGCTCGGCGCGCGGGCGTGGGATTACGAAGATCGCCGTCGCGTGATGATTCAGCGCAACGGCATCACGCGCGTCCGGCCGGCCATGCGGGTGGGCTGGTCGATCGAAGTCGAGCTGATGGTCAACTTGCCGGAATACATTCCGCCCGATGCCTTGCAGGACGTGCTCGTCAATGCGGGCCGCTTGATCGGCCTGGCGGATTTCCGGCCGACCTACGGACGGTTTGCTGTGCAGCATTTTGAGATCACGGTTCCTGAATGATCAGGCCTGGCACGGTGCGGGTACGGCCGGGCATTGGTGGGGTTGGGTCGGGCTGGGTTTGGCGCGGTGTCTGGCACGGTAGGGCACGGTAGGGCACGGATCGGTCGGCTAGGGCGTAGCGATGGCTAGGCGGGGCATGGTCCGCTGTGGTTCGGCCGTGTGCGGTGTGGATGGGTTGGGCAGCGGAGTGGCATGGCAAGGCCTGGCGCTGCCGGGTTGGGTCAGGTTGGGTTAGGCATTTGTAAGGCATGGTTTGGCAGGGTTCGGTTCGGTGAGGTCTGGTGAGGAGGTTCGTTGTTATGGCTACTAGTCTTGCTACGGTTCCGACCTCAATCATTCCCGCGACAGCTTTCTCTCGCGAGCAAATTGAGCTGATTAAAAGACAGATCGCTGTTGGCGTGTCCGATGACGAGTTGCGGTTGTTTTTGTATCAAGCGCAGCGAACAGGCCTTGATCCGTTGACCCGCCAGATCTACGCGATTCGCCGCGGCTCGAAGATGACCATCCAGACGGCGATCGATGGCTTCCGGCTCATCGCGCAGCGGACGGGCGAGTATCGCGGCCAGGTGGGCCCGTTCTGGTGCGACCCGACGGGCGCCTGGCAGGACGTGTGGCTCTCGAGCGATCCGCCCGTCGCCGCCAAGATCGGCGTGTGGCGGAAAGGCTTCGTCGAGCCGGTCTGGGGCGTCGCGCGGACCGACGCGTACGCCGCGCGAAACGACCGCGGGCAGTTCGCCGGCCTCTGGCGCACGATGTCCGACACGATGATCGCGAAGTGTGCCGAAGCGCTCGCCCTGCGGAAGGCGTTCCCGCACGAGCTCTCGGGCATCTACAGCGGCGACGAGATGGCCCAGAGCGCCGGCGATGTCGATCAGGCCACGGGCGAGATCGTGGCCGACACGACGCCGGCGGTCGCGCGGCCCGAGACCATCGAGGTCAAGGTGCTCGGCATCGTGAAGCGCCAGGTGAAGAACGGGACCGAGAAGTTTGTCATCACCGGCGACAACCAGCAGACGTACCAGACGTTCTCACTCACCGCGGCGACGACGGCGAAGGAGGCGCAGGCGGCCGGCCTGCCCGTCCTCATCACCTACACCGAGACGAAGTACGGCCGGATGATTTCACACCTGCGCGAGCGCGACGACCCGCGCCCGGAGCCACCGCTGTAAGAAGGGACATCCCATGAGATCGCTGCTCGTCGTCATCGCGCTCCTGGTCGCCGGCTGCCGGCCGACGACGATCGTTCAGAACAATCTGCCCACGCAGCCGTCGGCGCCGCCGGTGGTCGTGAAACATACGATCCAGTTCCGCGTGCTCGGCAATGCCTCGAGCGCCCGCGTGCGGTACTCGACGCCCGTCGACGGCCTCAGCCAGGTCGTGACCAGCTTGCCGTACTTCAACACGTTCACGATCGCGGGCGACTCGCTCTTTCTGTCGCTCGAGGCCACGCCGGTGAGTTACGGCTTCGGCGTCCTGGACCCGTTCATGGCGGTCCAGATCGCCGTCGATAACACGGTCTTTCGCGAAGCCACGACGCAGACCTTCATCACCTCGCCGCTCTCGGTGAGTGGGCAGTGGCGGCAGTAGATCCCGTGACGCCCCCGCTCCTGCCGAACCCGATCGCCGCGCTCATGCTCGAAGATCTGCGCCGCGCCGCGGTCTACCTCGAGGAGCTCGGCGCCGCGCCGGCCGACTGGGCCCGCGCGAACACGGCGACGGCGCGCGCCCACGCGACGCGCCTCTGGTCCGCGTCTCAAGCGGTCGAGCGCCTGGTCATCGCCGTCGAGCAGATCGTCGTCCTGGAGCGATCGCGGCGAGCCTATGAAGGGCCCGGCGAGTCATGAGACGGCGCGGTGTGTCTTGGCTCACGCTCGGGCCGTCGCCGTGGTTCGCGACCTGCCAACGGTGCGGGAAGCACGAGGAGGGACCGAAACTCCCGATGCCGGTCCCCGTGTTCGTGGCGTTCACGAAGTATCTGATTTCGCTCCATCGCCACTGCCCGCCGCCGTCGCCGACGGAGCCCGCGTCGTGATGTCCGACCGCGCCGCCTGGACGCGGCAGCTCGGCGGCGAGCTCGACGCGCCGCCGCTCCGCGCGAACAAGTACCACGCGCAGATGTGCACGGTCGACGGGATCCGGTTCGACTCGACGAAAGAAGCGCGCCGGTATGAAGCGCTCAAAGTCTTGGCGGCCGCCGGCGAGATCCTCGCGCTCGAGCGGCAACCGGAGTTTCCGATCATCGTCCTCGAGCTCTGGCGCGCTGACGGGCGCCCGGTCCCGTGCGGGCGGTTTCGCGCGGATTTCCGGTACGTCGAGGCGCGCAGCGGGGAAGTCGTGATCGAAGACACGAAGAGTCGGCCGACGAAAACGGAAGCGTATCGGTTGCGGAAGCGCCTGGTCGAAGCGATCCACGGCGTCACGATCCGCGAAGTCTGAAGGGGGAACGAATGCCGCTCACCTGGTCGGATGACGAACAAGCCGCGGTGAATGAGATCCGTCGCGCGGGACGGTATCGCACTGAAGCGGACGCGATCCGGGGCGCGCTCTGGTGGTACGCCCGGTTCCTCGAGCTCGACGTCCCGCCCGACGTGTTCGGGCTCGGCCTGCCGGCCGGCACGCGGCACGCCTCGGACGACCAGGGCGATCTCGGGTGTGAAGAGCACGAAGGCTTTCTCGGGTGACCGGCGATGTATAGGTGGCACGCCTGGCCGTATTGGCTCGGACTCTTGGCGCTCGGCTGGATCCTCGGCGGCGTCGTGGGCTCGGCCCTGGCGCGGTGGCGAAAGTGACGGGCCCGATCGCGCGCGTCACGTGTCCAGGCTGCGGCGGCCTGTTCGCGCGCCGGCGGGATGGCCGCACGCCGTACCGCCATCACTGCACCGATGGGACCTGGCGGCCAGCGGCCCGCCCGCGGTGTGGCGGCTGCGGCGCCTACGTGACGCGCGGCCAGGCGGCCGACGACTGCCAGCGATGCGCGCGGCGAAACTGAAGCGAAGACCAACCGAAGGAGAAGAGACCCATGCCCGACCCAATCATCGACGTGCAAGAGACGCTCGACACCTACCTCAAGGAGAATCCCGTCGTCCAGCAGTACGTGATGAAGATCTACTATGTGCCGGCCGGCGCGGACATTCCGCGCGCTGTGACGCACATGGTCCGGCTCACGGCCCTCGACGATCGCACGCTCGAGCTGCGCCTCGGCGTGGTCGCGACGCCGAACACGACCGCGGTCGTGAATCGGCTGCTCGATCTGATCGACCGCGAGTCGCCTGATCCGAAGGACGACTGACCGATGCCGCACGCAGATCAGGGCATCGCGCGGATCGTGGTCTGTGCCGCGGCCACGCTCCCGGTGTTCTTTCGTGAGGACCTCGAGGGCACGTGCGCCCTGTGCCGGCAGGCCGTGCGCTTCCGGCCGCACGTGCCCCAGGTGCGCGTGCTCGTGTGCCTCGAGTGCTTCATCATCCATGCCGAGCCGGGCGCCAACTGCGAGCTGATGGATGACGCGATCGAGGAGCTCGCGGCGCTCGGCGTGGCGCTGCCGCTCGCGTGACGCCATGCCCTGGGCTTTCCTCTGCAACCACCCGCACACCTGGCGCGACCGCGCGCCGGATGGCCGGGTGGTCCTGGTCTGTCATCGCTGCGGGTGGCGCGCACCGGTGATTACGCGCACCGAGGAAGAACGAGCAACCATGCGCACCAAGTTCCCTGAGCCACCGGGGCTGGCGGCGCGCAAGGGGCCGCGGTGACGCCCGATCAGGCCCTGCTGGCCCTGGCCGTGGTCATGGCGTTCCTGCTGCTGGCGCTCACGCTCGAGCGCCTGCGCCAGATCAGCGCGCAACTCGCCGTGCTCACGCTCCGCGTGACCGACCTGGTCGAGGCCGTCGCCGAGCTCAACACCGATCTGCGCGCCGAGCTCGACCGCGAGGACTGATGCCCCAGCAAGCGCCGCACTTCTGTGTCGTGCCCGGCTGCTCGACCTTGACCTTGCGCCGCCGCTGCCTGGCTCATGCCGTCCAGACCGAACACGCCCGCCCGAACTACGCGATCCGGCGGTGGTACCGCACCCCCCGATGGAAGGCGCTGCGCGCGCTCGTACTGCGCGAGGCCGGCTACACGTGCGCCAGCTGCGGCAAAGTCGCGCTCGCGCTCGAGGTCGACCACATCACCAAGCACGGGGGAAACCTTGGCCGGTTCTGGGATCGTGCGAACCTCCAGCCCCTCTGTCGTCGCTGCCATCAACAGAAAACACAACGAGGAGAGTGAACCATGTCGAGACGAACGACCGAAGCCCTACACGAAGCCCTCGAAGAAGCGGCCCTGGCTGGTGCCAAAGAGATCACCGAGTTTCTTGGGACCTATCGCGGGAAGGATCCTGACCGTCTGCGTCGTGTCCAGATTGCGATCGGCGCGGTCGGTGGGTACACACGCTGGCGCGCGAGTCACAACAACATGATTTCGATGATGCTCATCGCGGCACGACAGACCGGCATCGGACCACAACAAACGCTGGAGATTGCTAAGTCCGCCGGCCTGCTTCCCGAGACGGTCGTCCAGGGTGAAGTCGTGCCGATCAAGGCGGCCAAGTAGGGGTCATGCCGCCCAGACACACGGTCGATCTGCATTGTGAATGGTGCACCGTGGCGTTCTGGCGCCCGGCCGCCAAACGCGACGCGCGACGGTTCTGTTCAAAAAAGTGTAGCGGTGCGAGACGTCGCGCAGAGACGGCTGACCGACAAGCGGTGGTTGATGCCGAGTCCGCCATCGCTCGCGCTCAGTTGGAGTACGCTCGCGAACACGCCCGCTTGCAGGCGTCAATGTGCCCCTGTGGGCAACCCGTGGCAGGGCCAGCGAGCCGATGGTGTGAGACGTGTTACACGTATCGCATTGGTCACGGCATCCGCGCTGGTTACATGCGGGCGACGCTAAATGGGCTGCATCACATCTGCCCTAATTGCGGCGATGCGTTTCGCGGGTACGCTGCTGCCGTCTTCTGCTCTCGGTCGTGCGCCCACAGCTTCGGCAAGATGCAGCGCCGTGGGAGTTACCCGTCGATCGCCACACTCCCTGTCGATGAACGCAACAAGCTGGCCCATCTGATCTCGCTCGCACGTCGGGCGAACCAGATCATCTACACATATGAGTGAAAGCATGGGTAGAAGCAATAGGTAGGCCTGACCGTCGACATGGGAGGATCTAATAGGGAGTGGGGGGTGTTTTGAGGTTGAACAGAGGACACCCTGGAAACCATCCCAGCCGTACATACGATCTTTGCCTAGATGAACTATGCCTGATCCTGTCGTCGTCCCGCTGAAACGTGACCGGCGAGGGGGATGGAACCGGAACGCACCCACCCGCCATGACGGCGCCTTGTTGCCGCCGGCGCCCCCTCGAGAGCCGATCGCGTTCATCAACACCCTGACGCATACGAAGGGCGCGTTCGCGCGGCAAACCTTCAACCTGCGCCCGTGGCAGGTGCGGATCCTCAAGAAACTGTTCAAGAAGAGACGCGACGGGCTGCGGCAGTACCGGACGTGCCTCTTGATGCTGCCGCGCAAGAACGGCAAGACGGAGCTCGCCGCGGCGATCGCGCTCTATGGGCTCCTGGCCGATGGCGAGATCGGCGCCGAGGTCTACTCGGCCGCGGCCGATCGGGATCAGGCCGGCCTGGTCTTCGGCGTCGCCGCGCAGATGGTTCGGAACGACCCGGCGCTCGACGACGCCTGCTACGTCATCGAGTCGCAGAAGCGGATCGTGCATCGCGACAGCGCGAGCACGTACAAGGCGATCTCGGCCGAGGCGTACAGCAAGCACGGGTTCAACCCGTCGATGGTCATCTACGACGAGCTCCACGCCGCGCCGGATCGCCGGCTGTACGACGTGCTCTCGACGTCGATGGGCGCCCGGGAGCAGCCGCTGCTGCTCGTGATCTCGACCGCCGGGTACGATCGGCACTCGATTCTCTGGGAGCTGTACGCGCACGCGAAGAAGGTGCAGGAGCGGCCCGAGATCGATCCGTCGTTTCTCCCGATCCTGTACGAGGCGCCGGAAGGGGCCGACTGGACGAAGCGCCGCGTCTGGCAGAAGGCGAATCCGGCCCTCGGCGATTTTCGATCGCTCGAGGAGATGCAGAACATGGCGGCCCGGGCGAAGCTGATTCCGGCGCAGGAGAACAACTTTCGCCGGCTGTATCTCAACCAGTGGACCGAGCAGGCCGCCCGGTGGATCTCGATGACGGCCTGGGATGCCTGCCTGGCGCCACCGGCGAGCCGCCAGGCGCTCCAGGGGCGCCGGTGCTACGTCGGGATGGACCTGAGCACCACAACCGACCTGACGGCCATCGTGGCGGTCTTTCCGGACGAGCTCGGGTTCGACGTCCTGGCCCAGTTCTTCGTGCCCGAGGAGCGGATCCTGGAACGGTCCCGCCGGGACCACGTCCCGTACGACGAGTGGGCGCGGCAGGGGTTCCTGACGTCGACGCCTGGGGCGGTCGTCGATTACGACATCTTGCGCCAGGTCCTGCGACAATGGGCCGCGGAGTTTGCCCTGCAGATGGTCGCCTTCGACCCATGGAACGCCACCGACATGGTCTCGCGCCTGCAGCAGCAGGACGGGCTGGCCTGCGTCTCAATGCGCCAGGGCTTCGCCTCGCTCTCGGCGCCGACCAAGGCCCTCGAGGGCGCGATCCTCGGCCGCCGGCTGCGCCACGACGGCCATCCGGTCCTGCGCTGGAATATCAGCAACGTCGCCGTCGAGACCGATTCGGCCGGCAACATCCGCCCGCACAAGACGCTCTCGACCGAGCGGATCGACGGCGTCGTCGCGCTCATCATGGCCGTCGACCTGATGAACCGCCAGGCGGCGGCCGCGACGCCGAGCTACCAGATGCTGGTGGTCGGATGAAGCGCGGCCGGCGCCCGCTCGACGACGAGGATCCCTCGGTGACGGTCGCGTTCCGGCTCCCGTCGAAACAGTTCGACCGGACGCAGCAGCAGGCCGCCCAGGCGCGGCTCTCGATGGCCGACTGGCTGCGCCAGGTCGTCACCCGCGCCGGGCGCGAGCGGCCGCCGAAGGGCTGACCCCCCCCTGTCACACCCCCAAATTCGTTAGTACAAATCGACAATCCGGCCGATTCGCGGTCTAGTCGTGAACCGATGGACCGTGCGTACGCGCTGCTCGAGGTCAAGGCGGTCGAGCCGTCGCGTCGGACGATCAGCGGCATCGCGTCGACGCCGGAGCTCGACCGCCAGGGCGACATCTTCGACCCGGCCGGCGCGACCTTCCGGAACCCCGTCCCGCTCCTGCTCTATCACGACACCGCGGCGCCCATCGGCACGGCGCACCTGACGGCCACGGCCGACGGCATCACCTTCGAAGCGACGTTCCCCCAGATCGACGAAGCCGGCCCGCTCAAGGCGCGCATCGATGACGCCTGGCAGTGTCTCAAGGCCGGCGTGATCTCGGGCGCCTCGATCGGGTTCCGCGTCCTCGATGGCGGCGTGCAGTACCTGAAAACCGGCGCGCGCCGGCTGGTCAAAACGGAAATTTGTGAACTCTCTCTCGTGACGATTCCCGCGAATGCGAGCGCCACGATCCGACTGGTGAAATCACTCGCGGCGCCACGCCGCACGGAGAAGCCTGTTATGAAGCAGACGATCTCGGAGCACATTCAGAATCTGGAAAACAAGCGCGCCGCCCTGGCCGCGACGATGACCGAGATCATGGAAAGCGCCGCGGGCGAGAACAAGACCCTCGAGCCCGATCCGGCCGCCGAGCACGATGGCCTGGCCGTCCAGGTCAAGTCCATCGATGCGGATCTGGCGCGCTGGCGCGAGCACGAGAAGCTACAGATCACCGCCGCGGTCCCGGTCCCGCCGGCGCCGGCGCCGCGGTCGAGCTACCCGTCGATCTCGGTCAAGGCGAACGTGCCGCTCGGCACGGCGTTCGTCCGCGCCGCCTGCGCGCAGCTAGTCTGCAAGGGCAACGTGCGCGATGCCATCCACTATGCCGAGAACCGAGCGGACTGGAAGGACTCGACGCCCGAGGTCGCGCTCTATCTGAAGGCCGCGGTCGCGCCCGGCACGACGACGGATGCGACCTGGGCATCGCCGCTCGTCAACCAGAACGTCTCGAATGAGTTCATCGAGCTCCTGCGGCCGGCCACCATCCTCGGCAAGATCCCCGGCCTGCGCCAGGTACCCTTCAACACGAAAGTCCCGACGCAGACCGCGGGCGGCACGTACGGCTGGGTCGGCGAGGCGAAACCGAAGCCGGTATCGAAACTCGCGTTTTCGTCCACGTCGCTCGGCGTTTCGAAGGCCGCCGGGATCATCGTGCTGACGAAAGAGCTGGTCATGCTCAGCAACCCGAGCGCCGAGGCGCTGGTCCGCGCCGACATGATCGCCGGCATTGCGCAGTTTCTCGACCAGCAGTTCATCGATCCGGCCGTGGCCGCGGTCGCCGGCGTCAATCCCGCGTCGATCACGAACGGCGCGCCGACCGCCGCCGCGACGGCCAACCCGCTCGCCGACATCATCGGGCTGATCAGTCACTTCGCGACGAACAACATCGCGGTCGGCGGCGTCACGTTCATCATGTCGGCGGCCAACGCGCTCTCGCTGACGTTCCGGACGAACCTGGACGGCTCGCCGGAGTTCCCCGGCGTCACGATCAACGGGGGCACCTACAAGGGGCTGACCTTCATCACGAGCCAGGCCGCCGGCGCCAACGTCATCGCGCTCCAGCCGCAACTGGTCCTCTACGCCGACGATGGCGGCGTCACGATCGACGCCTCCGAGCAGGCCTCGCTGCAGATGGACAGCGTCCCGATGTCCCCCGCGGACGCGACGACGGTGCTCGTCTCGCTCTGGCAGAACAACTGCGTCGGGCTGCGCGCCGAGCGCTTCATCAACTGGGCGAAGGCGAACGCGAACGCGGTCAAGTACCTGACCGGCGTCGCCTGGCCCGCGCCGACGAGCGCCGAGGCGCCGGCCGGCCGCGCCGCCAAGGGCTGAGCGCGTGGGCGTGCTCGCGTCGATCCGCTCGTCCCTGCGCCAGGTGTTCGCGCCGGGCGCGACGCAGGCGCCAGGGACGGGCGCCTGGACGCCGGTCGTGCGCGAGCCCTACGCGGGCGCCTGGCAGAACAACGACGAGCTGCGCCTCGAGACCGCCCTCGCGAACCCGGTCGTCTTTCGGTGCGTCTCGCTCATCGCGTCCGATATCGGGAAGCTACCGTGCCGGCTCGTCGCCATCGATGCCAACGGGATCTGGCACGAGGCGACGAGTCCGGCCTTCTCGCCGGTCCTGCGCGTCCCGAACCGCTACCAGACCGCGGCGCAATTCTTCGAAGCCTGGATGTTCAGCAAGCTGCTTTGGGGCAACACGTACGTCCTGAAGGATCGGGACGCCCGCGGCGTCGTCACGTCGCTCTATGTCCTCGACCCGTGCCGCGTGAAGCCGCTGGTCGCGCCCGATGGCAGCGTCTACTACGAGCTCCAGGCGAACGACCTGGCCGGCGTCCCGGCCGATGGCGGCCCGCTGGTCGTGCCGGCGAAGGAGATCATCCACGACCGCTGGAACTGTGCCTTTCATCCGCTGGTCGGCCTCTCGCCGCTCTACGCCTGCGGCGGGGCGGCGAGTCAGAGCCTGGCGATGCAGGCCTCGAGCACGGCGTTCTTCTCGGGCGGCGGCCGGCCGAGTGGGATGCTGACGCCGCCGGCCGGGGCCCCGTCGATGGATCAGAAGACCATCGAGCGCATCAGCGAGAAGTGGAACAACCTCGGATCGAATCGGACGGCCATCCTCGGCGACTTCCTGAAGTACGAGCCGATCGGGAGTTCCGCCGCCGACTCGCAATGGATCGATCAGATGGGCTGGACGGCCAAGACGATCGCCGGCTGTTTCGGCGTGCCGATCTCGATGGTCGATTCGAGCCAGCAGCCGCCGTACGCGAACAACGAGGCCTCGACGCTCCAGTACCACTCGCAGTGTTTGCAGACGCACCTGACGGGCATCGAGGCGGCGCTTGATGCCGGCCTCGAGCTGCCGGCCCCGTACGGGACGGAATTCGACCTGGATGACCTGATCTGGATGGACACCGCGACCAAGACCAAGGCCGCCCACGATGCGATCAGCGCCGGGGCGATGTCCCCGAATGAAGCGCGCCGGAAGTACTTCGGCCTCGGCCCGGTGCCGGGCGGCGACACGCCGTACCTCCAGCAGCAGTACTACTCGCTCGAATCACTCGCCATGCGGGATCTGGCGGCGCCGGCGCCGGCCACGCCCACGACGGCCCCCCCTGTCGAGGAGCCGGCGCCGGTCGACGAGGTCGCGCCATGACGCTCACGTTCTCGCGCGTCACGCTCGCCGGCCCGCTCTGGACGACGGACGAAGTGAAGGCGAGACAGTTGCGGATCACCGACGCGGCGCACGACGACGACGTGGCCGAGAAGCTCGAGACGGCCCAGGAGGCGGTGCTCGCGTACCTCGGGCCGGCGGGCGACGCCACCTGGACGCCGGTGACCGCGCCCCGGGCCGTCAAGCACGCGATCCTGCTCCTGACCGTGCACTACTACGAACACCGCGGCGACGACCTCGGCACGCGGCCGGATGAGGCCGCGATCTGGAAGGAACTCCGGAACCTGCTCGCGAATTATCGCGATCCGGCGCTGGCCTGATCATGGGCATCGGCGCCTACCGTCATCGCGTGCTGCTGCAGACCACGGGCGCGAGCCCGCTGGTCCCGGCGGCGTGGTACTGCTCGCTGCAGTCAGCGGCGGCCTCGGTCGTCGAGGGCCAGGCCGCGTTCTTCGTCCGGGGCCAGTTTCATCCCGGCATCACCCTCGACACGCAGATCCTCCACGAGGGCCGCGTGCTGCAGGTGCAAAGCGTGAACGACATCGACGAGCGACACCTCGAGCTCCTGCTCTCAGCGGTCGAGGTCCGCGGCCGTGAGTAACGCGGCGCTCACGATCTCCGGCCTGACCGAACTCCGGGAGGCGCTGAAGAAGCTGCCGCCCGAGCTCGTGCGCGACGCCGCGGTGCTAGTCGACGCCGAGGCGAACGAGGCCGCGCGGCAGATCACCGCCGGGTATCCGACCGGGCCGACAGGCAACCTGAAGGCGCACGTCGTCGTCGAGATCGCCACAGATGCCGTCAGCGCCAGGGCGCGGGTCAAGTCGACCGCGAAGCACGCGCACATCTTCGAATACGGCACGGCGGCGCGGCGCTGGGCAAACGGGAAGTCGACCGGGCGGATGCCCGTGGGCGGCGTGTTTGTCCCGATTGTCATCGCCCGGCGCCGCGTATTGGTCGCCGCCCTGATTGAACTGGTCGAGCGCGCCGGGCTCAAAGTCACGGCCGCCTAGGTATTCACCGTCCGCATTTAGAGGAGAAGCCCATGCCCGCACCTGCTGCACCCGTCAACAACCCCGGCACCCACGGCAAAGAGGGCATCGTGGCTCTCAAGATGAACTCGGGCGATGCGTACGTCGCCATCGGGAACATCTCCGACTGGACCTTGAACATGGCGAAGGACAAGGTCGAGACCACGAGCCTCGGCGATTCGAACAAGCGGTACGTGATGGGCCTGAAGGATCTGTCGGGCTCGTTCACGGCCTTCGGCGATCGGATCACCGATGTCCTCTTCGATGC